TTTTTCAAGCAGAAGACGGCATACGAGATCTAGTACGGTCTCGTGGGCTCGGAGATGTGTATAAGAGACAGGGGTATCGCCATTCGATCTCTACCCATCCAAGGGAGCAAAGAGCCTGCAGGACGGCAACCTCATCGAGCGACTGAGATTCAGGCGTTCTGAGCTGCAGGCGCTTAAAGGGGTCCCAGGGTACAACAGCGCGGCGATAGACGCAGTGCTTTGGCTTTATGGCCAGGGCGGCCTGAGAGATTGGCTATGGACGGACCAGGAGCGATCAGAGATCGAGAGCAGACCACACATGCACCTGGATCCGGAGCCCCTCATCGACGCTATCCTCTATTGGGGAAGTGCCCAGGGAAGGATGCTCCGCGAGTGGGGCATGAGCGAAAAGGATGTCCCCAACCTTCACGACGACTATCAGGTATGTGCGATGCTCATCGGTAACTTCGTTGTTATGGCCCAGCTCAACCCGCATCCGCTGGACGAGCGGCCGTATTACAGCGCAAGCTACGAGAAGATGAACAACTCGATATGGGGCAAGGCGATACCTGAGCTGATGGCCGATATTCAGCGGCTTTGCAACGCTGCAGCGCGCTCTCTGGCAAACAACATGGCCATAGCATCCGGGCCTATTGTCGAGGTCCACACTGATCGACTGCAGGCCGGGTTTAACGTAGAGGATATCTACCCATGGATGATAATCAGGGCAGAGCGAGATCAACAGGGTCAACGCGACTCGCCGGCAGTATTCTTCTACCAGCCAAAGAGCAATGCCGACGTCCTGATGAGGGTCTACCAGTATTGGTTCGACCAGGCCAGCGAAGTAACAGGCGTGCCAGCCTATTTCCAGGGATCCGAAAAGGGGATCCGCGGAGCAGGCAAGACGGCATCCGGACTGGCCATGCTCATGAACACGGCAACCAAGACGCTCAAGGGCGTGGTGTTTAACGTCGACTTCGGGGTCACGATCCCGGCGATCAAGGAGGAGTATCTCAATCTGATGCTCTATGACGACACCATCGAGAAAACAGGCGATATCAATATCATCGCCAGAGCGAGCGAGTACCTGATCATGCAAGAGCAGCTGCAGGTTAGAATCATGGAGTTCCTAAATTTCACCAATAACCCCACGGACATGGCAATTATGGGCCTCCCGGGACGTGCACATCTCCTGAGAGAGGCCGTGAAGATGCTCAAGGTACCCGAATCAGAGAAGGTGATCCCGCCCGAAGCTGCTTTCATAGAGGGCATGCAGCAGGGCCAGGAACAGGAGGCTGCAATGATGGCAGGCGGTGTGCCACCCCCAGGTGTACCACCAGGACCAGGAGGCGGCCGACAGCCACAGCAGCGCGTCACGAATATTAACCAGGCAGGCATGCCCATGGGCGGAATGATGCCCGGACGCATGCCGGCTGCAGTGAACCAATAAGGATGAGCCACTAACATGCTAGAAAAATTCAACAGACGAGTGCTGCAGGCGATCAATACGTTCCGTGTCAATAACCTGCAAGACTTCGAGATAGTCATGCAGGCGCTCAAGGATGAGACTACCCGGATCGATAACGTCTCACGCACCTGTCAGAGTGATAGGCTTATTGCCTGGAACCAGGGTGCCACACAAGCGCTATCTGAGTTCGTCACCCAGGCAGAGAATGCGCGCGCTACTCTCCTCCAGATCAGAGAGCATGCCGAGGAGAGAGAGGTTGACAATCGCAATGAATTACGCCACAGGGCGATATAGGAAGGAGAGAGGGAGATGAGTAGTGATTTTGATTGGCTTATGAGAGGCAAGGTGTACTGCTCTGAACAGAAGGCAAACAGTCAGGATTTCCAAAATAATTTCGATGAGATCCACTGGGATGAGGTGTCGAAGTTCAAAGAAGTACGCCGGAAGGGGAATCATAGGACAGCGAAGAACTTTGTTTTTGATCCGGACGGGCAAGAGGAGGGCTAATGGTTAGCTTTCCAAGAGGCAATCAAGCCAAGCGCCTGTCTAAAACGAAAGGAATAAGATTATGAGACACGAGAAACACACAATAGGCGAATTAACCGTCGACTGGTGCAGTTTGCGGGCCATGGATTTAGGCATAGGTGATAGATGGTATGCAGATGTCACCAATGGAAGTAACGGCAACTCGGGAAAGACAGCAAGATCCGCCTTGAAGACAATAGCGGCGGCAGAATCCGCTATGGTAGCAGCTCAAAACGACAGCCTTCTCCTCATGCCAGGAGCATACCCTGTTACATCAGAGATAGCATGGGATAAGGATGCCACGCGCATATATGGCCTTGGTGGGCCGAATCAGATGGGCGATTATAGTTGCGGAAACGTAACCATCTACACAGAGACAGCAGGGGTCGGTTATCCTGTTAATCTTACAGGGAACAACTGTATCTTCGCAGACCTGACTTTTGGTAACGTAGCCGATGATGCAACTAACCTGGCCGCCTTCCGTTTGAATGCGTATGGAGCCGCGTTCGACCATGTTGGCTTTATCGGGACTATGGCGACCGACCAGCTCGCAAGTGCAGATTGCTCATCCATAGCCATACACACAAATGGACATTTCCCCCTATTCAACAATTGTTTCTTTGGCGAGGATTGTTGGGGTGCAAGAAGCGGAGCTCGTGGAGGTGTGCTAAATTTCACCGGATCTCAGCCAAACGGTGGGGTATTAAGAGACTGTTTCATCAAATCAGCCTCTAATACCGCGACAGTTGCCATGGTGCGAGTTATTCCTATCGGTATTGGCCGCTCATGGCTATTTGAACGATGCACATTCAATAACTGGGGGACGTCAGACCTGAATCAGGCTTTTGCATCTACGGTAAACGATACCACGCACTCCTGGACGCAGATATCTCTTAAAGATTGTGCACATTTTGGCATCACCAAATGGACTGCCAACACTGTTTCCTTGATCTACGGGAACATGCCTATTGCGGATGATGCTGGCGGTAACTCCATATCGGTGGATTCATAACTTTAGCCGTGCGGGGGCGGGGTTTCCTAGCCCCCGCTAAGAGGTAAGGAAATGGCAACAGAAATAAAGATAAACCAGGCATGCGAAAAGTGCCATGGAACCGGGCGGTTCAAGCCGCATTATTCGGCTACCGAAGTAGAGTGCCCTTCTTGCGAGGGATCTGGAAAAGTGCTTTATGGAGTGATACCTGACCTTGGAGGCCTAATCGATGATATTCAAGATAAGCTCAAGGCTCTCAACGAGAAGGTTGACGAGATCAAGACAGTCGTCGATGCACTATAAACCTTTACCAACCCGCGGGCCTAACCCACCCGCTTACACTTCCCCCGGGGTGAGCAGCAGCACCCTGGGGGGAGTCCTCACACGAAAGGAGATGGAGCATGTTACATTATTTAAAGAAACTGTGGCGTAGACACCATAGAGATCTCCGGGCCTCTATGCAGCGCCAAAAGAACGATATTGAAATGATGAAAGATAGTCTTTGCGAGGCCCGTGTGGCGAAATACATCAAGGTCGTTGATTATCACAAGGGAATGAGTTTACAAGACGAAAGGCCAAATCCAATATCGTTAGAAGGTTTGCAAACTCGAATTGAAGCGCTGGAAAAAGCGCAAAAGGAGTAAGGAGATGGGAAACCCGATTTTTGATAGCGCTAAGCTGGCCGAGACGATCCCCAAGCAGGATATGGAGTGGGACAACAAAGAAAGGCGAATCTATTGCTGCGCTACCTGCCCGCAGTGCTGGGATCAGGTGACGGTGCCCTTTGAGCGCATCGTGCGATGCCCCAAGTGTCACAAGTTCTTTAAGGTGAGCATGACATGAGGCAATTTATACCTGAGATATGGTCTAGGCCTCTTTTAAACAAGTTCTATGATAACTGTGTGTTAGCGACGTTATTCCCTAGTCCTGGACCGCCTACAGTCATGCAAAGGGTGAGATGGAGACTGAGGGATATTACAACGCGCATATCCACGGCCGCGAAGATACTGATCGGCAGAATCGATCCTAATTCGTTTGATGAGGACTACTAAATGAGCGACGACGATCGAACACTGGATCAGATCAAGGCCGATGATATCACTCAGCTCGAGGATCTCATCAAGAAGGCCAAGGACTATTGGTTCAGTGACATACGCCGGGCGATGCAGTTTCAGGGCGAGATGCTCTTCCAAAAGCTCGCGAGTCTCAAGGTGCATATCAAAGAGGGCATGCACGAAGAGTTTGCGGATGCTCAGCTTAAAGCGCAGCAGGTCGAAATAAACAATCGGCGCTACCAGGACGAGCACGATCTCTGGCGCAATGGGATCTATGTCTATCAGCATGGTGTGCTCGTAGCATGGATCTCTCAGGTCGAAGCCATAAAGAAGTCGGTGATCAATATCTATCACGAGTACAGGGTGAAAAGCACGGTGAAGCCATGAGCATCGACGCCAAAAAGATCCTAGTCGCAGTCACCCGGGCCTTGAAACTCCTGGTAGGACTGTTCGAGAGGATCATCAGGGGAGAGGATATATGAGAATCGAAGGAGACGACATTGTTTTCAGCAGTGGCAGACGCGAAGAGCATGCTTGTAATTGTGGCGTTATCGGCCTTTCATTCAGCCTTGACGGGATCACTGCAGGGTGGGACTCAGGTATGTGCTCCCTGATCCATGAAGAGGATGCTTATCCAGAGTATACCCAACAGGAGAAGGCAGAGATCTGTGATTACATGATCACTCTCTGGAAGAATGCGAAAGCGATTATCAAGGGGGATACATGATCTAACATCACGCACATAACGGCGTAGCAGCGGCGAAAGCCCACAACTACGCTAAGCCAACGCGCTTATAGAAAAAGCCTCATTGGATAACGGAAACCTAGTTTACCGCGGCTGATACCCGGGCTAACTAGATTTCATTCAGTGGGGCTTTTTTTGTAAACGAGGTGAACATGGAACACCCGACCATCTATAGCAAACGGTTGCTTGTGAAATTTTATCCACGCACCGTTGGCTCGAATAATACTGCTAAATCGAGCATCCCCAAGACAGGAGATAGGCTCCGGCTGGGGAAGCTCATATCATCTAAAAAGGGAATACCGCTGCCATAGGCGCGGCTCCCAGGAGGTAAAGATGGCAGGCACGCAAGACGTGGACGAAACAGTAGGACTTCCCAAGAATGTGGTTGACAAAGGGAAGAAGGCAGAGGCGCTGCAGGAAGCAATCATAGGGAATACCGGCAAAGGGCCAGTCACCCCACCGGGGGCAGCCCTTCCGGCTCCCGCCGTCCCTGCAGAGGGAGCACCCCCAGCGACTCCAGCAGCAGCAGTACCACCGGTCGAGGGAACGCCCGCGCCGGCGCCGGTAGAAATAGTGCCCGCGCAAGCAGAGGTCCCGCCCGTCGTTCCGGCAGCTCAACCGCCGGACACATGGGAGCAAAAATATCGGGTACTGCAGGGCAAGTATGACAAGGAGATCCTGGGCTTAACCACCCAGGTGAACCGGCAGAACGTAATCCTAACGGATCAATCGGAGATGATGTCGGGACTATTGCGCGAACTTGATCAGCTCAGAGCTCAGGTAGCCGGCCAGGGGGGTCCACAGGTACCCCAGGGATCCGGAGAGCTACCTGCGGGAGCGCAACCCGTAGTTACCCCCATCAATCCAGAGAACTATGAGGGCTTTGGACAGGAGATTGTTGACCTGGCCAAGGAAGTAAGAGATCTCAGGGACCGTAATCAGCAGCTCGAGACGAGAACCGAACAGACCGTCCTCACCGCCGAGCAGACTGCCAAGCAAGGCATGTATAAGTATCTCGACGAGAATGTGACCGGTTGGAGGACGATGAACGGGGATCAGGGATTCTTGATGTGGTTACGACAGGTTGATTCGCTGAGTGGAGCCGTCAGGCAACAGCTCCTCGACTATGCACTTGCTAATTTCGACGGCGCTCGTGTTGCCACCTTTTTCCAAACGTACCTCCAGGAGACTGGAGGCCAGCCCATAATTGAACCACCACTAGTACCAGCCCCTCCAAGTCCACCCGCGGAGCCTGTAGTACCTGCGCAGCCTCCCGCTCAACCAGTGATTTTGCCCGCAGGAAGTCTCGGCGGCGAACTGCCTCCGGCTGAGGGCGTTATAATCACAAGGGAGGAATATCTCCTAGCGCAAAAAGAGGTGCAGACAGGACGCATGACAGGGAAGGAGTTTGAGGATTTATCGAACCGGTACTTGAAACAGCAACTAGCAGCGCAGAAAGCAGCAGCCGTAGGAGTCAGGTAGATGAAGCGATCCGCGGGCAGCTCGGCGCTGCATAACAGGAAAGGATAAGTTCTATGGCGATAAACGCAGCAGCGGGAACCCCGCAGTATAGTGGAAATTTCATTCCAGAGATCTGGAGTGGAAAGCTGCTTGTCAAGTTCTATGCCGCTACCGTTCTGGCAGCGATCTCCAATACCGACTATGAGGGCGAGATCAAGGAGAAGGGGGACAAGGTTATCATTCGCCAAACCCCAACCATAGAGATCCGCGATTACGAAAAAGGCCAATCGCTCACGATTCAGCGGCCTAATGTGGATCCGCTCGAGATGGAAATTGACAAGGCAAAGTATTTTAACTGCATTTGCGATGATGTCGACAAGGTACAGTCAGATATCAAGCTCATGGACGATTGGAGCCGTGACGCTTCCCAGCAAATGAAGATCACCGTAGATACCGGTGCACTCGCGGTCATATACGGCCAGGCCCATGCGTCCAATGCAGGGGCAGCCGCCGGCGCGATCAGTGGCGGCTTCAACCTTGGAGCGGCACTCGCACCTCGTGTACTTACCAGCGTCAATATCCTGGAAGCCATAATCGATTGCGGTACCGTGCTCGACGAGCAGAACGTGCCCGAAGAGAGCAGATGGATTGTTATCCCGGCCTGGATGGCGGGTATGATCAAGAAGTCCGATCTCAAGGACGCCTCGCTCACCGGCGACGGTACTTCGATTCTGAGAAATGGCCGCCTGGGAGGGATAGACAGGTTCACTCTTTACAGCTCCAACTTGCTCGCAAGGGTAGTCGAGGGAGCGTTTACCTGCTATCATGTCATAGCTGGCCAGAGGCACGGTGTATCATTTGCCGCTCAAATGACGCAAATGCAATCGATCATCAGCGAGCAAACATTTGGTACCCTCATCAGAGGGCTGAATGTATATGGCCACAAGGTCTTGAAGTCCGAGGCCGTGGTCGACCTATACGTCAGGAAGTAAACCTCAACTCCTTCGCGTTGACGGCTAACTGACGCGCGTAACTCGATCCCGTGAAAGCCGTCACCGCAAGGTAAGAAAGGAGCCAGACAATGGCAACGTATCATTTTTACAAGCAGGGGTATGAGATCCCGTTTGACAATTTCGGGTTTTGCGTACTCCGGAAACACCTCGATGTGCCCGCAATCATCGCGAGCGGGGTAGTTGGTTATTCACCCTTAGCAGTAGGCGGCGTCAGGACTGCATTGGCGTCCACCGGATTTGCAGCCGCCGATATTCTGAATCTCTTTAGAGTACCGGCGGGCTTTCTAGTGTTGGGAGGCGGGCTCAAAGTCACCACAGCCGGGAGCGCGACAACCACGATTGATGTTGGCTATGCAACCGGAACACAAACGGCAGACGGTGTTGCCGCCACTGGCGGAGGTGCAAATACCGCCGATGTTGGCTTTTGGTTGGAAACTGCCGTTATATCGGCAGTCGGTAATTTCCCATTTGACGCAACTACCGGTACTGTTTGGTATCCAGGCACACCATTTGTGGATCTCTACGTGACAGACGGCTCCATTGACGTGACCTTCAACACGGCAGCGCAGCTTACGCTCATAGCCGATTTTTGGGTGTATGGCGCGAAGGTATACTAACCATTAACGCGCTCTATAGCGCGAGGCAGGTAGCGGGGACTTGTTCATCTCCTTCGACCCGCTATCCTGCTCTACACGAAAGGAGTTTAAGACAATGGCAAATGAACGATTTATGCTCCGGATCCCGGACAATAAAGTTTACATCCTTCATCCGGTGACAGTGGAAGATAAAAATTTTGTGGAGATCAGTCCACAGCAGGCTAAGAACCTTCTCGAGGGCAGGTCCCTCATGGAAGGGCTGACCTATGATGATATTGCCGCTTTGGTCCCTAACCAGGGCAGACTCATAGGGAGCCAAACCCTTGCTCAGACAGCAAGCCAGATAACAGAGCTCGCCTACCTCAAGCAGAAACTTGGTGTAGCACTCGAGCTCCTGGGTCTTACTAACCCGGACCAGCTTCCGGACGACGTGACAGAGGGTAAAGTGATCATGGACGACCTTGAGATCCCTCCCGCTGCAGATGGCGAGTCCGTCACGGAAGGCTCACCAGTGGAGACAGAGGACATCGATCCGGACCTTGCCATGCTCGAGCAGATCCGCGCGGACGGGAAAGGTAAGGCCAAGGTAGAAGCCTATATCCTCCGGAACTACGGCATTGCTGTGGATCCAAAGGCAAAGCTGAATGAGCTTGTGGATATGGCAAGCGAGTTACGCGCGAAGGCCCTGGAGGAAGCGCACGTTCCCACTGATGGGGCAGACGCTGGATTGATCTCCACGGCACCTGCTACCGACGCGCCACAGGTACCCGATCCAGACGCAGAGCGGAAAACGGCCATATAGTAAGCGCCTCACCGAGACGCTCAACCGAGTACGACAGGGGAGGTGTATCTAAATGGCCACCATAACAGTAGGTCACCTGCGCGATATGACCACAGATCGCCTGCAGGATGAGGACGAGGATCTGTGGAGCCCCCAGGATTTCCTCAACTGGTATAACCTGGGAGCACGCCGTATTGTGGGCGTGGATCCACGGGCCAACCCGCTTATCACGGCTATTAAAATGGCAGCCGGGGTACTACAGTCATGCCCGGCCGGCACGATCGCGTTGCTTGACGTGATCCGCAATATGGGTGCCGACGGGCTGACTGCAGGGCGAGGCATCACTGAAACCCAGCTCGATGCGCTGAGGCGCGCCAATCCGTCTTATTCCACCGAGACAGCAGCCACCGTAATCTTTAACTACATGCGGATCCCTGCGGAGAAAACCAAGTTCCGGGTTTACCCGCCGTCGGATGGGACAACCTATGTGGAGATCGAATACGGCAGGGTGCCCACGATTATTGTCTATGACGCTGCAGGCGTGTATCTCGATGCGGTGGTCGGCGTGAAAGAGGACTACATTGAGGCCCTCTTCCACTATATCGCAGGCTCACTCTATGCCAAGGATACCGACATCCCTGGTAATCTGGACAAGGCGAAGTATCACGATGCGCGCTTCGAGATTATGATCGGCGGCACGCCAGCCAGACAGGAGGTAGCGCCATGACAGAAGCTATATCATCCTGGGAAAGCAAGGTAACGCCGTATGTGCCGAACCTGGCCTACCCGGCTTTTATCACCGCGGTACGGGATGCCGCGGTAGAGTTCTGTGAGAAAACAGAGATCTGGAGAGAAACCCTCGACCGCATCGACGTAGTTGCTGATGAAGGAAGCGTGGATCTTGCAGTACCCGGGGCACTCGGAGGGGAGATCGTCGGCATTGGAGCCGTCAAGTACAAGGAGAGTGGCGCAGACGATGATCAGTTCCGGACCCTGAATCCCTACAGCAAAATCCAAGAGAACCTCGCATCCTATGGCTCATGGGAGTTCCAGACCTCAACCCAACCAAACGGCTATTACCTGGGCGAGGATAAAACCACGCTGTATTTCTACAAAATTCCCACCGTGGCCAGCGCCTTGGGGCTCCTGGTAGAGGTTATCCTCAAGCCTACCAAGACATGCGCCACACTGCCGGATCTTCTGTGGGATAATTGGGACCAGGCGATCGCAGACGGCGCCAAGGGGATCCTACTGGGGCAAAATGCACAGCCCTGGTTTAATCCACAACTGTCCGGGGCGTGGACGGGCGCGTTTATGGCCAAGATAGGAGAGGGCAAGCGGGTGCGCTACCATGGGTATAATGCCAGGCCCAGTCAGGTAAGAATGAGAGAATGGGTGTGAGATGGCGGACGAGTATCAGTTTACCAATAATGCGGAAAGCACGCTCGCGGCAGCCCTCGGCGGAGGAGATATCTCATTCGCCGTGGCTGCAGGTGAAGGTGCGCTTTTTCCGGCTGTAGCAGCAGCGGATGGCCAGTCCTTCCGGATCCTTGTCAAGGAGGGAGCCACCGAGGAGTGGATGACAGTCACCGTACGCAGCACGGATACCTTTACCGTGACGCGCACCGGGAGCGAATCATTCAGCGCGGGCGCCGGCGTCTATCACCGGCTCGACGCAACCGCACTGGCCACTATGATCCAGAAGGGCGTCTACCGCACGAACGCGGGGAGTCCGGACGGATCCCTTGCAGCCGAGTACGCCGGGGAAGAGGTACTCGATACGACCAATGAGGAGTGGTATAAGCACATCACGGGGACGACATGGAAATTAATGAGCAGTTAAAGAGCAATGTAATTCGGTTTGATCCCGTCACGAAGCACCGCCTGATTAAGAATACCAGTGACCTGCTCGAGGCAGCCCGGGCGAATGATGTGGATTGCCTAATTATGGCCTATCGGCGCAAGAACGGCACGACCCGCACTTATCGGTATGGAGAAACAGAGATACTTTTTTTTACTCTGGAGCTGCTCAAGCGAGATCTCATACAGGAATATTGTGAGGTGGACGATGGCGAGTAACACCGAAAAAAGCTACACAACCCGCCTTCAAACCAGGCTCACCGCGGCCATTACCGCCGGGGCCGTTACCTGTGTGGTCGAGGACGATCTTACCCAATGGGCAGCGTCCTGGGCAACGGGCCTGGCCTTCTATATGACCCTCGTGGATCCATTGGCGAACCGGGAGATTGTGAAGGTAACCGGGATCTCCGGACGGACGCTCACGATTGCCCGGGGGCAGGACAGCTCTACAGCGCGCGCATGGCCTGCAGGTAGTCTCATAGAGCAGCGCCTTGTGGCAGCAGACGCGAGCTCGTTCATACAGCGGGCAGGCTTTCGGACGGTAGCCTACAATCCGAACGGAGTGCTATCGGCAGCCTACCCAGGAGAAAAGATCTTGCAGGATGGAGCGGAGTCCTGTCAGGACCGCTGGTGGAAAAACGTCGACACGACGCGCTGGCAGCTCATTGCCGGCGAGGCCTGTGATTGGGAGTTCTTTCTCGATGGGTTCTACCAGGGCGTAAAATACTATGGCGACGAGGAGGACGGCACGCTAAACCTCTCCAATGCGAATTGGGATACCGTACATGATGCTGGAACCGCCTCGGGCGTTGACCGTGACAACGTAAGCTACTCGCCCTCTGTATCCGCGGCCAAGATAGGCGCTAATTATCAGATCGCACGCGGATTCTACGCCTTTGATCTTGCCGATGAGGATCGAGGGCTCACCGTCGTTGCGGCAAAGCTCTTTTTCTATGCTTCTGACGATAGCTCGGAAGAAGGTAATTCGAAAACCCTCATACTACAGGAAGGGCTACAGGACCTAGCCGAGCTCCAGTTGACCGACTTTAATGAGTTCGATGCGACCGTATTTGGCACGGTTACACTGGGAGCGGTAAATCCAGCCGTGCCCTCGCTCATGTCGCTGAGCTTCGACGCCACAGGCATTGCCTTTATCAATAGTATATGGGGTGATCAATACCTCTCGATCTGTCTCAGGGAATATGACCACGATTACCTCGACGTGGTTCCGGCTGCAAGTCCGGATTATGGCTATTTTCGCCTATGGTTTGGTAACAGTGACACATATAAGCCTTTCATAGTGGTTTCTTTCGGATAGGTAGATCTATGACACTCATTTCACTACAACAATTTAGAGGCATCAGACCGGCGGCTGATCCGGAGCTCCTGCCTACCGAGGAAGCACAGACGGCGCAGAACGCCAAGATCCGGAAAGGGCTCCTGAGGCCCTGGGCTCAAGTGCTAAGAGATAGTGCCCTCTCGCAGCGACCGCTTATCAAGGCGATCGAGCTCTACGAGTCGTCTCACTGGCTCGAGTGGGATGCCGACGTCGACGTGGTGAAGTCCCCCCTTGCCGGCGATACGGCCTCGAAGTTCTATTACACTGGTGACGGGATCCCCAAAAAGAGCAATCTCACACTGGCTACAACCGGGTCCGGAGCAAAGCCGATCAGTATGTATCCCCTTGCCCTGCCTTCACCAAAGCCCGCCGCGGCAGCCGGTGCCCCTGGAGCAGGAGGCGCAGGAGACGCGCGCGACGTCAACTATGTGTGGACGTTCGTGAGTAATTGGGGAGAGGAATCAGTGCCTTCACCCGCGAGCAATACCGTTGCGCCGACCCAGGAGCAAGCGGTAGCGCTTACAGCAATGTCGCATGTATGGGTGGCGAGCACAGCCTATACCGTCAATGAGATGGTGATCCCCACCGTGGCCAACGGATACATATACAAATGTATAGTAGCCGGGACAACGAGCAGCGACGAGCCTACCTGGGGCACGACGATCGACGGCAATACGACGGATAGTGGCATCACCTGGCGCTGTTATCCGGATAATATGAGCTATAAACGGATATACCGGCTCCTCGTTGGAACCGAGTTTGCCGAGTATCTGTATCTTACACAGATTGCGGCCGCAGATACCGATTACGAAGATACCACGGCAGACGCGGATCTAGGCGAAGTGCTAACCACCACAGACTATGATCCTCCTCCGGACGGCCTCACAGGTATTACCTATATGGGCAATGGCATCATGGCGGGCTTTTTGGGTAAGGATGTCTATTTTACCGACCCCTGGCAGTTTCACGCCTGGCCGATAAAACATATCATCACAATACCCCAGACGGTCATGGGACTCGGCGCTGTGGGTGGAGGTAGTCTCGTTGCTCCAACGGTGGGGAATCCGTATATCTTTACCGGTGTGGACCCGGGTTCAATCTCACATGCACCTTTACCCGAGATTGCACCCTGCGTATCAAAGCGCGGCATTGCATCAGCGATTGTCGAGACACAGGCAGGCAGCCGCGGCCAGGTGATCTTCCCATCACCCTTTGGGCTCTATATGATCGATGGGGCGACAGGTACCCTGCTCACGCGGGGCAGACTGGATAAGGCGACCTTTGCCGCATATTACCCTGCAACTATGCACGCGGTGATCGGCGACAATTATTACTTTGGATTCTACAGCTATGGCAGCACCGAGGGCTGTCTCGTGGTGGACCTCCTCACGGGGGATGTCACCACGCTCAGCCTCTATGCGTCTGCAGCCTATGTGGATCCACAAACCGATGTGCTCTACTACTGTAAGCACACGCAAGAGGTTATCCTGCAGGAAGATGGCACGAGCTATCCCAGCAGGACAAATGCGTTGCTCCAGGAGGATGGCGAGAGTTACATTTTGAGGGAGTAGAATTATGGCAGACGACAGTGTTAGCGGTTTCGACGCATGTACGGATCCGGTTGCAGGCGATCTTCTCTATCTAGTTGATATCAGTGAAGCCGCTGCAGCGGATAGATCCAAATATATAACCTTCGGCGCCCTCATGGCGCGCATCATCGTAAATGCCGGTGCAGTGGTATGTAACGATGGTGAAATAGTCACATTCTAGGAGGATAAACGATGGGAGAACTCAACGAAAACAGTTGCGCCTTGCTCGCGCGCGTTACGGGCGTGGATCTCAACGCGACCGCCGCGACCACACTTTACACGGTACCTGCAGGTAAGAAACTTGTGGTGCATTACCTCGTACTCAGGGATCTGAGCGCCGATGCCGGTGATGCCCAGGTCACGTTTGGCAAGGTGGGAGCCTTGACGGACTTTCTCGCGGCACAAACCCTGACTTCCCTTAACGCGGCAGCCGCGGCAGGCGTCCTGATGCCGATACCCAACGCCACGACTCCCAAGCGCATCGAGTATGTCGCAACCAACATCTTTCAGATCGATGTGACCGTGGCCTCAGACGTGGCCTGTACCTGTACGATCGAGGTTTTTGGTACGCTCAAGGATGCGTAAGTTCATACTTATAAACACATTGTTTATATTTATACACACGCTGTTAATAAAAATGAACAAATCGCGTCTGAGGTGAACTGATGGCCTACGTCAACGAAGTCTATCAATGGGAGGGTGACAGCACCCAGCCCTATGAGACGGCCCTTACCTGGAAGAGCAAGCGGGTTATGCTTCCCGTACGGACAACCTTTGTGTGCGGGAGGGTGATCGCCGAGTTCGGAGATCGCGAAACCTACTGGGCAACGGTAGAAGCGCGTAATCAGATCCTTATGCGCAACCGTGCCCGCGTGGCAGCCGGTGCTCTATTGGGTTTGATCGGAGATACCGAGCTGGGTGATGATGAGCTCGACGGGGATATCCTGGAAGAGGTGCCCGATGCCGCGGATTACTCCGGAGATTTCACCTGCAGTCTCAATGTGTATGTCGATAACGTCCTTAAATTCACCAAAGATGTCTATATCTTCCATCCCTTCCGCCTCGGTGACGGGTACCGAGGTCGAACCTGGGAGGTGGAAGTGGTCGGGAATATTCTCGTGAAACGTGTAGATCTGGCCAGCTCAGTACAAGAGCTGAAACAGATGAACTTACCCGAAGAATAAGTGAGGTGATTAAAATGCCTTTGGAATTTGATGAAACCACTCGTAGCTTTAAATCCGTTCCTTACATACAACCAGGAGAAGCCCAGCAGTATGGACTTCGACAAGAGAAAGTACGCACTCAAGCAGGCGAATGGGCCTTCGGAGCGCAGAAAGAAGCCTGGGAACTGCAGAAAAAACAGGCCGGTGTCACCGCCGAGCTCACCAAGCAGTTTTTGAGCCAGTGGGGTGTCGGGATGGAAGGGCTCAAAGATCTCTATTCGCAAATCCTCGGTGGTGACGGAGGTACCGCCGGCGCGGTCGGCGATCTCTCAAAAAAAGTGCTCGAGGAGTATGAATCCTTCAAAACAGAGTATGCTCCCATGCAAAAGCAATTTTTCGAGCAGGCAGGCGAAGAGCTCGGGGTCCGCAAGGAGATGATCGGACAGCTCAGGGGCCTGGCAATACCGGATTATGAGGGAGCTGCAGGCAGAGCCAGGGGGGATGTAGCGGGTCAAAGTGAGATGGCCCGGCAGGCAGAGTCACGTCGTCTCATGTCCCTAGGCCTGGATCCTACGTCTGGAAAATTCGGTGCCCTTACCAAAAAGTCCTATCTCGACGAGGCCCGTAACACGGCGATCGCCATGAACCTGGCCCGGCGAGGAGAAAAAGAACGGATAACAGGGATCACCGGCCAGGCTATTGAGCTCGCGGATCCCCGGATCGCGAGCAGCATCGGGCTCGGACTCCAGGAGCAGCAAACAGGCATGCTTAAAACCACCGCGGATCTCGCGCGCTCACAGGCAGATATCGAGGCATCGCGTGCCGGGGTAGTCAGTTCATACGCGCGGGATGTGGTGAGTCCATATGGCCAGGTAGGCTTTACACTATTAGGCCAGCAGATCGGCCAGGGAACCTATCCAGGTGGAGGTGTACCGGGAGTACCCCAGCCGCCGCCGCCAGCAGCAGCCGCACCGGCGACAGCCATACCCTGTCTCTTATACACATCTCCGAGCCCACGAGACCGTACTAGATCTCGTATGCCGTCTTCTGCTTGAAAAAAAAAA